CTTTCGGAAGCTCGCCTATAAAGCGGGCGGTCGCGGGGATTGTAGTTAGATCGATGGCTCTCCTTTTAGAGAACTTCACCGATAATGACTTTTGTTCATTATAGGAGTTGATTTCTGATCGCACTCCATTATTGGTTTTAACCAATTGTCGATTTGTAACCGACAGCGTCTTCCCTACATAAAGTTCGAGTGGCGCAACCGACAGGTTGCGCCATTCGAATGAAGCCACATAAACGTCTCAACTCCGAAGTATCCATTTGTATTTTGATACTTCTTAATAAGGAGTATTAACATGCTAGTGGCTCGTACAAGAGCGGCTGGGCCTCACGAATACTATGCAAATATTCCATGGGAATATATACATACATTCGAGGGGAATATAGTCGAACACTACACGGGCACCGATCATGTGATCGAAGCGTCGTGCAATAGACGAAAGGCCTCAGGGTCGCTTTATCCGTTGAACGGCACTCACACCATTTGGAGAGATCCAACTGAGTATGAGCAATCGATCTACGAAGTTGAACGTAAGACTGGCACATGGTCATGGGGCGGTGGTGCTCATTTTCAAACGAGCACCGCAGGGGTGAGTAATGATCCTGTAAATGATCAAAATCCCCCCTGTTTTGACGTCCGATGGCCAGGTGTGAATTGGTCTGACTATCTCGAATCTGAAAGTTTGACGAAAGCCATTCTCAAGATAAAAGATATGAAAGCTGGCATGGGTGAGAACCTAGGCCAAGCAAAGCAGACCGCTTCAATGTTAGTGAACGCAGGAACGACTCTTTTAGAGGCGGCCCTGGCTTTGAAGCACGGAAAGGTCGGTAGAGTTATCGAACTTTTACGTGACGGAAGATCAGTCGGTAAGGCTGGTGCCAACTTTTACCTTGAATATAGGTATGGTTGGAAGCCACTAATGTTAGACATAGCAGGTCTTGCTGACCTGTTAAAAGAGCAGCTAATTACAAAGCCGCTCATCCTATCCGGCGAAGGTTACACAAAAGAAGACTTCACTATCTCAGCGAAGTATAATTTTGTGAGTACCGGCGGGGGTAAGAGATCGTCCTATACTAAGTTGTATGGGCAGGTCCTCGACCCCAACACGCGTTATGCGGATCGGTTAGGATTGTCTAATCCACTCGAAATCGCCTGGGAGCTTGTACCTTATTCATTCGTCGTTGACTGGTTTGTACCAGTCAGCGATATTTTGAATGCATTACAAGCCCCAGCCGGTGTGGCTTTTATTGGTGGGTTTACGACTCAAAAAGGTACTCTTGACGCAATTTGTCATGAAATACCTTCTCCTGATGTTAATGAGGAAACTCCTCGGACTAACCATCATAAAGGTTGGTCTATCAGAAGGAAGCCGTATATCGGAGATTGGCCTAAACCAGGCCTTTTTGCAAAATCTCCGTTTGCCACCTTTACTCTATCTCACGCTGCGGCTGCTCTAGCATTGCTAATCCAGCGATGCCGGTCATAGCTTTAACCTTATATAAAAGGCGAAATATATGCCAGCACTTCAATCCTTGGTCCTCACGGACCGAGCCGCGACCCCGATTGATCACACCTTTGTTCCATTGACAATTGCCAATGGACTAGCTGTGGTCGTTGAGTCGACGGGTGTCCCTATTGGGAACAACAGCGTGAAGGTCGCGTTGAATCAGACGCCGACCGGTAGGTATAAAGGAGTTGTTAAACTCGTTTTCCCTATCGTTCAGACACAGACAATTAACGGAGTTGATACTCCGGTCGTTGTCCGTACGTCTTACGTCAACATGGACTTTACGTTCGATGCAACTTCGACGTTGCAGGAACGAAAGGATGTTGTTGGTATGACTGCGTCCGCCCTTGGGGCGAGCAAAGTTCTTATCAATGACACCCTGACAAAGCTCGAAGGCGTTTACTAATGAAATGCCGGCATGGTCATATTGACAAATGCCAGTTTGGATGCCCACGGACTTCCGTGATTATCCGTTCATTAGTTGGCTTAGGGCTAACTGTCACAGCTGGTGGTTGTTTCATTACACTATCAGTAGTTCCTTTCGAAGTCGGAGGAGTTAGCAATGTCACAATTGACAAAGCAGTTACCAATACGGATTCGCCACTCTAATAAATTCAGAGATGCGAATATACCCGTGACCGATACCCTTACCGATTCTATTATCAGTTTTGTTATGAACCTTGACGAACACGGACCGAAAGATTCGTATTTGAAAAAGATGTTCAAGACAAAGTTTGTGTCTAAAGACACAGACAGTTCTGCTGATAGAAAACAACGAGCTATTGAGAAATGGCTCGCTGTTGAACATAAGAACGAAGGGACTAACGAACACTTGTTTGCGATTTCGGAAGAATATAATATACTTCCGCGCGTCATGTGGTCGAAGTTCTTGACTTATGCTCAAGGTTTAGTTGTCGATCTGCTCGGCGACACAGTGCCGCTTGAGACCCTTTACGGGGCCTTTAGCGGGGGTGCGTCCACAACTCGGACGCGAACTTCAAGCCATCCGGCTTTGAAGTACGTCGGACTAGCAGAAATTACTCCAGCCGCATATAAGTGGTTCGAACTTTTATGGAACGAACCATGCCTGTGGAATAACTACTCTCCCCTCCTTTCAGTAAGGGAGTGCCGAGGGAACATTATGTTCACAGTCCCCAAGTCCGCTACAATAGATCGAGTTGCTGCTAAGGAACCCGATCTAAACATGTATCTACAAAAGGGTGTGGGAAACCACATCCGTCGTAGGCTCAGATCAGTGGGTATTAACCTTAATGATCAACGAGTTAATCGCGATTTAGCCCGTAAGGGTTCAATCGACGGTTCTCTCGCTACTTTGGATTTGTCTTCCGCTAGTGATAGCGTTAGTCAATCATTAGTTGAGCTTCTTTTGCCTCCTATGTGGTACTGCCTTTTAGCAGACCTTCGCTCACCAGAAACGTTGATAGGTGACGAGTGGCACAAGAATCACATGTTTTCCAGCATGGGCAACGGATTTACATTCGAACTTGAAAGCCTTATCTTTTGGGCTATAAGTAAGAGTGTACGTCACTTTGCTGGTTGTCGTGGAGTCGTATCTGTTTACGGAGACGACATAATTGTCGAAACCGAATATGCTGAGGATCTTAAATGGGTCCTCAGTGTGTTAGGCTTCTCCGTAAATGATAATAAATCTTTCACAACCGGTCCCTTTCGGGAAAGTTGTGGTGGACATTATCATGATGGGTACGATATTACCCCATTCTTCTTAAGGAGACCGATAGAGAAGGTGAGAGATGCAATTATTATTGCAAATCAAATCCGTCGTTGGTCTGAGATACCTGTGTTGGGTATTCTCGATCCCACTCTTGAGCCACTTTGGCTTTTGATTAAGAGTGTTATTCCCAAAGAATTCTGGGGTGGTGACAATCTAGAGAGTGATTGCCAACTCGTTAGCGATGATGTGCCGCAAAAACGGCTAGTCGCCCTTGGTAACAAGGAAGATAATGGGGTTGGTGGATACCTCCTTTGGTTGAACACCTGCGAGGGTGCTTCTCTTACTAGGGACAGTATTGTCACTAGTTTCCGTACATCCGTAAGCTCGGTGTACGCAAGTAGACGCACTAAGGCTGAAGTCCGGCATCCGCCGACCATATTCCTAACGGAATTGGATAACGGATATCCG